ATAAAGGTATCCGTAAATGCGTCAACCCCTGCCATACCTGTCATACCCATTCTCATCCACTTCATTCGTGCCATGGAACGGTTGAACTTAGCCCAACCATAGTAAAACTGACTTGCCTTATCACCTGTCTTTTGCCAATGCTCAGACATGTCATCAATGATCTTATAGGCATTATCCTCTTCTATAACAAAGTCCTTACGAACTGCTTTCATCATGAAGTCTGGGTCACTATGAACTCGTGCCATACGAGTCATTGCATCACCCATTGCTCTACGAGTAGTTTCAAACATTGAACCGTGTAGATAGATTGCTCTTTCCCAAGGTTCTGTACTCTTGCTTAATACACTGCTTAGACCAGCTCTAGCGAACGTAGTCATAGGTTTAAGTATCAAAGCACTACCATTACCTACAGCTGCTCTCAATGGTGATAGACCAGATAGAACGTTGTTGTATGTAACAGCCCAAGCTCCTTTAGCAAAGAGGTTCATACCATCTCCACCGCTATAGAACAATCCACGAGGATCAACCTGTTCTTTAGCCCACTTGTTTAGTTTGAGGATTGTATCTACATTACCGTCGCTATAGTCATATGCAGCTTTTAGAGTATTAACCATCTCAGGATTAGTCTTCTTAGCAGACATCAATGTCTCTCTGAAGGCTTTGATCTTGGAGTGTTCTTCTACTCCTTTTTGTTTAAACTCTTCAAAGGTTCTAGCAGCCTGTTCAGCAGCGTCACCTTTAAGCCAGCGTTGCCACCACTTTAAGTTCTGTAGTTGCCAACCAGCTTGATACTTAGATTGACCATAAAGAGATTCAAGTAGCTCAACACGATCCATGATGTTCTTAAATACCACCTCATCATCCATAAGGTTTCCGAATTCTACGGAACCTTTAGACATAGCTGATACTTCCTTACCAAGAGTAGACATAACTCTTGCAGCTGTTTCAGTAGCTTCTTTACCTAGATAAACATCTAGTAAGTCACTAATAGCTACAGCTGCAGCTTCAGTAGCGTCTGCATTTAACCATTGAACATTCTGAGACTTACCAAATTCATCAGGTAGTGTTGATCTGGTTAGGTACTCAGGGTCATTTAATAATTCACGTAAACCATCAGCAGTGTCAGGCTTCATGATCTTTTCATAGATCTTAAAGACAGCTTCAGATCTCTTTCCTTTAGGGAACTTATCTTGGAAGTCTATGTACTCTCCTGACGCTCTAACCTTACGAGCTATATCATCTACCAAATACCAAGAGTTACCTAGCTCTAAACCCTTCTCCTTCATTGCCTCAGTTATAGGGTTAGTAGGAAGAGAGTTTCTCGACTTCTCACCAAACTCTTGTGCAGCTACATCAATTGTGTTCTTAGCTGCAGCTCCAGGGACTTCTGGTTTAGCAGTTAGCTTTGCCTCTGGTGCTAGTTTCTGAGCAACATTAGGATCAAAGCTTTGAACATTAGGATCTTTAGCTATTGAGTTCAGTGCTCTACGATCAAAGGTTCTTTGTCTAGATCTTTGATTCCTAGTGACATAATCCTCAGCTGACTCAGTTGAGTTAACAGCTGTATTGATCACATCATCTTTTGTCTTAGCTACACCTGCTACTTGGTCGTCATCTAATAGACCACTCTTAATAGCTTGGTCAAGGTCAATGATTTTACTCTTAGCTTCTTTACCTAGATTCTTAAGCTGTTCCTTCTTCTTCCAAAGAAATGAAGTCTCATCTAATGGTTTGATGTTCCATAGAAGTGGCTTACCAGCATTTATGGCATAACCTATTAAGTCACCTACACCACTTAAGACAGTTTCGTCTATAGCAGCCAGCATCTTATTGATCTCTGGATCAGTACCATCAATGGTCTTTAAATCCTCTGGGATAGCGTATGTACCTTGTGGACCAAATGTCTCTGGATACCACTCAGATAGACGCTTAAAGTTGTCAGGATGAGTTAGTAATCTATTCTCTGCATCTTCACCGTAGTCACTAATAGTAGCTACAGCACCGTTAATTAAACCTACACCTCCAACATTAGCAGCTGCTTTTGTTAGACCTGTAAGCTTGGTTGCATTAAGGAACTTGGCATACTTACTTACTGATAGAACAGTAGGCATTAAGAAACTAGCTACACTTCTAAACTTGTTAGCGTTCTCATCATCGAACTTGGTCATCTCATCCCAAGTATCGTCTATACCACCTAAACCAGGGACTAGACCTACGACATCAAATGGTACATCTAGTGCAGCCATACCAGCCATATAAGCCCAGTTAGCAGGGTTCATGTTTAGCTCACGGTCTTTATGCCATTGAGCAAACCCACCTTCATTAGGTTGCATAGGTGGTTGTTCAGGAGTTGGTTGTGTGTCCTGTATCTCTCCACCTTGCAGTACTGTCTCAGCTTGGTTTATTACCTCAGCATCTTTATCTTCAGGGTCAGAGTATATCCAAGTGTTAGGAGCGTTGTAGGTGTTACCCTCTTCAATCCTTTTTAACTCTTCCTCTGCATCCCTCTTCATTCCCTGCTTAACAACTTCACTTTGTTGTTGAATTAATTCTTCGTTATCCATTACACCTCCACTCTATAGAAACGTCCGACATTAGATCCCTCCTGTATATCGTAATCAAAATCATCACTGTCCTTTAAGTACTGAATAGTTTCGTTGTCTACAATTATCGGTATTTCCTCTGTGTAGACCTTTGGTAAAGTATTAGTGACAGTACCTCCTACAAGAGGAGACATATACTTAGGATCTCTTACTGAGTCAGGCTTATAGGTGTACTGTAAAGTCTTTCTGAAGTCAGCTTTAGTTCTTAGGTTTTGGATGATCTCCTTACCTAGTGGATCTTTTGAATCTCTAAACATAGTTCCTTTAAAGTCTTCTATCTTTAGATCCATCTTCTCTAGATACCCAAGATCCTGAGCAGCTTTAATCTGTTGCTGCCATATATCTATAGGACTACCCATGACACTGGGGTTGTATCCAGATAGTTCAAAGAATACCTCTGGGAGACGGTAGTTTCTACCTTCTTTAATAGCCTTAGCTATATCCCTCAGTTTCTCAGGTTTAACTAGAAGATCTCTGTGTAGAAGAGTTGGGTCTTTAGCCACCCTTCTTTTAATCTTCTGCCTCTCTGCAAATGTAGATACATTTAAGATAGGAGGTGCATTATCATGATTACCTGGAGTGAAAGAAGCAAAAAATGATGTAACACCATTTGCTATCTCCTGTTTTCCTGGCTCAATAATTGAATACTTACCAGTACCATTCTTGATCTTAAGTTCGATGTTCTGTAATGCCTTATCAGCATCACCACCATTCCTTAAGAACTCCTTTCTAAACTCTAACTCTGCATGACGCTTAGCTTTCTCAAAACTAGGGTGTAAAGCAGTAGTTAAACTGTCTTCCTTAAGTGCAGCTCTAAGTGCTCCACCAAGGTCATCTTTAACAATTGATTTGAGATCTATCGTGTCAAAGAGTTGGTCGTTCTGAGCAGCTTGTTTCCAATACTTATTCTTTAGATCTGTAGGTACATATGGACCTGTTAGATCCTCAGTAGATAGGGAGTTGTTAAGAGCTAAATCATTGATATGCTCTCTCCAGTAATCACCGTCAGCTCTACCTTGGACACTCTGATCTAAGTAAACTAAGAATGGTGCAAGATCTTCAGATGTATGACCACTAGCGAATAACTGATCAATACCTTGTTGTACAACTCTGGCATCACCGTTATATCTCTCAGGGTCATCTAGGAATGCTTTGAACTCAGCTCTCTCCTCTACCTTCTTAGCATCAAGTACAGCTTTAGAGACAGTAGCCTTATTCTCTTTCTTAATCCTCCTCTGATTCATCAGGTCTTGGACTAGCTCTGGATTAGCAGCCGCCCAAGTCTTATTCATATGAGTCAGCTTAGTCTCATTCAATAGCTTGTAGACATCAGCATCACTAGGGAAGTTAGTTATGTTTTGTAAGTCTTCAAAGACTTTTAACTTAGCTTCTCCAGGTGAAAGACTCCTACCATCAACTCCTATCTCTCTTGTCTTCTGAGTGAATAGGTTGTTGAGAGCAGCACCTCCAGAGGTTGTGTTATAGGAGGCTGCTAATACTTGTATATGATCTTTGCTTCTTAGTTGGCTTTGTTGTATAGATTCAGCTCTTCTCGCACCAGAAACAATCTTAGTGGTAGCACCTCTCATCTTTTGGAACATTGGCTCCAAGAAATCAGCACTAAAACCTTTAAGACCGTGGATTTCTAAATACTTATCTGCAAGTATTTCCATTGCAGCTTCTTTCTGTGCAGCTGTGTCAGCTTCCATCTTTGGAAGTTGCTGAAAAGCCCACTGTTCAAACCTATTACCAACAATGATTGAATAAGCTTTCCTTCTTCCATACTCGGATGCGCTGTTCTTACCACGAACCCACATCTCTTCTTCAATCGTATATCCTTCTTCTCTTAACTGATCTGCTATTTCCTCTAGCTCTTGACCTTTAGCCCATTGATGCTCTTCTAATAAATCAAGTGCAATCTGATCATCAAGAGAGATACCATGCTTCAAATGAAACCTAGTACTTGCTTGTTGATCAACATCCCAGTTTTGTTTTTTTATAGTCTCAATGTTTTCAATAGCTTTAGGTGCTAGTTCAGTTAGAAAACTTTGTACCTCTGCAGCTTTGAACTTATCTTTCTTTTGTTCTGCTTCAAAGTTATCTTCAAAGATGCTTTTATTTACCTTGAGTGCTTTCTCTCTTGTATCGAGAACTTTATCTTCAATGTAAATATCTTTGAGATTAGCTTCTTCTGTTTTCTGAATTCTATCTAAGTTGGCTTCAGCAGTTAAATCCCGTTCCCGACGCTCTCTTTCAGCTTCCTTTAAGTTAGCTATGTTTTGATTGTCGTCTTCGCGCATACGCGTCAACTTGGTATAACCAGGATCTATATTGCTAAAACCTTTACCGACTGCTTGCAGTTCGGGTGTGATTTTTCTTCTAGACATTGTTTGTTATGAAATTGAGAACATATCTCCGAGTGATCCTTTTTGACCAGTAGGTAGTGATGAAGTATATGCTGAGAATCCTGCACTAGCAGCTCCTGCTAATCCGCTGAGCATACTAGGCACCTGAACTGTAGACACACCCTTAATAGGCTTAGGTCCAAAGTCAAATTCCTCTAGTGCTCTAGGTAGTATTCGATCAGATATTGGTGTCTTTAATGGTTTAAGTGGATCTGGTCCTTTAGTAGGTCTGAGCATACGTTGAGCATCAGCTTGAGTCATAAAGGTTCTAAGCTGCATACGTGACTCACGGTCTGCGCTCATCATGTTTCTAGATAGTATTGCTAATTCACTTCCAGATTCAGCTATCTGAGATTGCATAGATTCGACTGAACTCATACCAGTCTGACCTTTAGCCATCATCTCACTTTTTAATCTTATGCTTTCTAATATTCTGTCTTCATTCTGGTAAGCAAACTTAGCTCTATTCTCTTCATCTTGTATTCTCTTTTGATCTCTCGCTTCACCTACAGCTCTATGATATAAGCTTTCAGATTTACGAAACTGACCCATCTTGGCTTGATGTTCGTAGTTAGCTATCTTTAAACGTTGATGATAATTCCGTAGATTATTCTTATCTTTAAACTCAGCTAACTTTAATTCATTACGAGCTGCAAGTTGTATACTTCTTATCTGTTCATCTCTATTAGCGATGAGACGTTGTTTACCAAACTCCCATCCAGGTAGATCGTACTCTTCGTACTTCTGCTGTAGAAATGCTTCTTCTTTATTCTTTGCCTTCTTTGCGCTTCTTCCAGCCGACCAGCTTGATAAGCCTGATAAAGCTGCACCTGCGAAAAACTGCCATGCCATATCTTAAGTCCTCCTATAAAATCTCGGTGAGTAGTTTCCTTCCCACATCATCGAGTTTAAAGAGACGGGAAATGGTGAGTCATTAAAGACCCTTAGTGTAAAGTTCTTACTTCTTTGGTGTATTGGTAAGGTAAATATTGTGGATTCATTTAGTGGTACGTCATCAGCTAAGTATGTGTTAGCAGAGGTAACAGGTTGTAGTTGATACCACTCGTCTAAGTAGATAAGTATTTTATCTCCTGTAGCTGGTGCTGAACTAAACCTTATCTCTGTATCACTCTGAAAGGTAAATGCTGTATTGGTTACATTATTAACCTTTACTTTAACTTGATCTCTATCTACATAGTCTAAGTCACCTACGTTCCAATTAAAGTCAGTAGTTGAGTTATCACCTGTGTATTCTCGCTTACCTGCGAACCTACCAGTAGCGTTAAGCTTGAAACCTAATACACCTGATAGACCTACATCAAACTTAACTCTTGCAACTGTTAAACTAGCTGTATAGTCAACACTCTTACCGTCCTGATCGAGCTGGTAATGGACCCGTGGGAGGGTTACATCGAAGTCATAGGCATAACCTACATAGACGTTGCTTGCAACGCTTGTGAGGTTCTGTCCAGGAACTATGAAGTATGTACCACCTGCATCTACCTCTGGGGTAATCGTGAATCCTGAGTTATTAAATGTACCAGCTGCAGTTGTACCACTAACAATCAGTACGTTCTTTTCATCAGGTAAGTTTGCGTAAGGTAGATAACATTTAGATAAGTCATTAGCTGAGTCATAAGTGACAGAACTAGCAGGTGCATATAAATCCATACAGGGGTTAATCTTCTGACCCTGTGCGTTGGTTATGATTGCTACCTCTGGACTCTGAGTTAGGTTTGATTTAGATATGGTGTATTGATTGCCTTGCTTAGTAACACAGAACATATCATCCTGATCTAAAGCTAGACCCTGAACAGTTCCAGGTAAACTCCACTTAAACCAAGACTCCATTAATAGTTCTTTACCATCTGAGTAAGTCTTATAGAAATAGATCTCATTACTTGCCTGACTAGACATAGCAATGAACTCATTCTGAACACTTGCTACAAGAGTATCTACATCAATCGTTATCCACTCGTTAACTACACGTCCTATGTCAAGGATGTCTGGACTCTCACCTAAACCTTTAGTTGACATAGCAAACACCCTAACAAAGTTAGGAGTCTTACTAATGAAGTTCATGTGAGTACCAATGTCTATTGGCTCAACATCATCGCTCATCTCCATGTTCGAGATGGGAGCTATCTTTGCTGACTCTCCAAATAACTGACCATTCTCTTGTCCATATAGTAGGAACTGTTGGTTCTTAGCAAACAGTACTAAACCCTGTCTGAATGGTTTTACTGAGAATAACTTACAAGGTCTAAGAGATGCACAGTTTAGATCTATACGATCACCTGCTGTATATCCTCTAGCTGTAATCCTGTAAACATCAAATGGATTCTTAGACTTACTAAGGATTACATTATCTTCTGATAAGAAACCCATTCTATCGTCATGAAAGAATAGCTTCTTAATTGTCTTACCAACAAAGGAAGGATGTCTATTTGTTAGGTCAGTACCTACTTGTCTGTCTACCCAAGGTATAACTTCAAAGTCAAAAGTATTAGTTCCTGTATTAACTAGCCTGTAAGGCATCGTTGTGGCTACTAAACCTGGAGATACGTTCGGAGCTAATCCTTCTTTCCAGTAACCACTACCAGCTGCACTGTTATCTGCTACAAACTTTGCATAGTAATCATCAGTGGTATCTCTAGTACCTTTATTGATAGCAACTATGTGGTTATGGAATGAGTTAGGAGGTAAGGAACCAGCGTCTAAAGCATAATCCTGATAGACCACTAACCTCTTATTATCAGCACCACCTTTAGCCTCTAAGGTGAATGGTGTTCTAGTATTGCTAACTACATAATCTAACTGTAGTTGGTTAGCATATTTAGTAACTGTGAGACCTGTTATGTTCTCTGCATTTACCTTAGTTTCAAGAGCTGTTAATAAAGTTTCGTAAGTATCAGTAGCTGTTGATGTGTGAGATATGACACGAGTAGTACCTATGGATGTACCACCTAACTTGATCTCAAATGGTTGACTTTGTATTGAAGTCTTACCCTCTGGAAGTGTACTGACTAATATTGTTCCTCTACTACCTGCTACAAATGTAGGAGCTGCCTGTGTAGTTACAACTACTTTGTCATTAGTAATGAATGTAGCTGCGTCTACAGTTAGTACATCATAGTTTGACTTAGCTCCTGTTAAATAACTATGTGCTCCTATAGCTGAGTTGGTTGCCTTATCTGTAACTGTACATACTGCTCCTGTAGCAGCATTCCATACATGGATTGTACCGTTAGTACCAGATGCTTCGGGTGTGATACATCCTATGTATTTGTTAGTAGCATCTCTATTGATATAGAACCACTTGGCTCCATCTAATTGAGTACCACTGAAGTCTGTACCACCTGAGTTCTTTAACTTAGATATAAACTTAAATCCAGGTCGCTTAGTTAAGCCTAGTGTTACGTCTGGAAAACCATTCAAACACTCTCTTACCTGACCTGGAAGTTTCTTACTATCTGCCTGTTTAGATACACCACTTAAGTAGTTGGATATCTTTTGTGTTACTGCTGCCATTATCTAGTAAGTGCTTGATATGGTTGATAACTAATGTAAGGGTGTGATCCATCAGCTTTGCCAAAGAATGAATAATCACCTTGGCTTGTTTCATACTCAAGAGCCATAGCTCTCATGTATGCCTCCTTTTGTTGGAGCATTTGGTATTGCGTGTTATCTCCAATGATCCGACTAGAGGTAATGGAGGATGCTCTAGCTGTTATGTAATCTTGTATAGGACGTGGTAAATCTACCCAGTCAAACAGCCATACTATGTCGCAATCAACTGCTCCATCTGTCCATTGATCTGTGTGATGTTCCTTGTCGTATAGTTTTCCGTTTCTTCTTATCGCATGTTTGTCATCTGCATGAGACCTACTAAGGTCTATCTGCAATATGTTGTTTGCTATCAAGATCTCATTGTTTGAGTCTGGTGTCATCTCATAATGGGCTTCCTTATTAAAGGACCATCCTTCACTTTGAACTTCTCTACTAACTTCTAAAAGTGTTTGATAAGCAATCGCAACGTCTGGGTTGGTTTCATCCAAAGTAGTGACAGGTGCCTGTCCACAAGCCATCAGGATTTGATTTATTGCAGGTAATTCTTGAGCAGCATTAGTGGTAGGGAAAGCCATAGGTATAAATATTTATGAATAAAAAAAAGGGAGCCGTAATGACTCCCTTAATAGTTAGAATGCTGAAGGAGCTGAAGCACCTACATACAATTCAACAGCAGCAGCTGGATTAACATAATCTGCGCCACATGCCAATCTTCCAAGTATCACATCACCTTGGTAAATGACTGAAACGTCACCCTTGGTTACTTGTACTTGAGGTCCAATAGATTCCACAACACCTGCAGCTTCACGTTGGAAGATAAGTCCACAAGACTTAGCTCCTAGTTGAGTTGCTGTACCGTAGTCATTATTAAGACCAGTTTGTCCATCATCTGCATCCTCTGCAGTGACTCCAACGAAACTACCTACATTTGTAGGAGAAGTTACGCCAGTTGTACCGCCGTAAGCAGTACCATATTTGCCAAGGAACGGTATGTTCATTGACTTGTAGATCTTGATGCCAGCGATCTCAACAATTCCATTACCCTTCTGACGGGATGTACCTTGCTCGTCTCTGTTAACTAGACCTGAATCTCCAGTTTGCTGGATCAATTCGTAGTATTGACGTGGGTTTAATACCGCTACTCTTCCGTCAGTACTTACTCCTTTCTCATCGAGTGCAGCAGCTGCATCGTAGAAAGCATTTACTAAGTTCGCAGGAACATAAGCATCAGAGTCATTGGTTGTTGCACCAACACGAATCTGTGTACCACCTGGCTCGACAAAGTTTGTCTTAGTGATAGGTGATGCAGCTCTTGCTCCACGTGTAACAGCTCTGAAAGCGAGTCTGTCATATTTCTCAGCTAGAGCATATCCAATCTTACGAGAGATCTCTGACCTCAAATCGTAGTGAGCAAGAACTTCGTCTAACTCATAAAGGAAAGCTGAACTGATAAGAAGGTCATCAACTGTGATGGTCTTCTCTGCTACTGGTGGTGCGCCATCACTGTTACCCAAGATTGGTTTTCCTGGTGTGTGAAATTCACTTGTGGTGCGACCTGTGTAGATGAACTGCAATGATTTGCCGTTCTTTAAAGTTCTCTTCATGAGAAGGTCTCTAGCTATAGCATTGTGCTGGAAGCCTTTGAACATCTCGCCCGAAAAGAGCTTGAGGTAAAGTTGCCTTACGTCACCTGCACTGTTCGATTGACCCTGACGGGTTAACGAAGTAGCAGTACCTGAGGCATTTTGATGTGCCATTTATCTATGGTTTAATTGTATTGAGGGTATAAATCATCATCGTGCACAATTTAAATTAATCATTTTGTGGTCTTTCCCACCGTCTAGACGGCTAATGAGTATCCTCGTAAGGGTCAAAAGCCAAATTACAGAGAGGTCCGACACTGAGGTGCCTCTCTGCTATGGAAGTTCACATGAAGAACTTCTATATG